CCCGGTTGCCTATGTTGCGTCCCCCTCTGTCCTGGAGGTTGCCGCATGAGCCAATGGTTCACGGTCAGGGAAGTCGCGAAGCTCAAGGGAGTTGACCGCTCCACGGTGCGCCGCTGGTGCGAGCGCGGGTACGTGAAGGGCGCCTACCAGACGCCCGGCGGGCACTGGCGGATCCCGGCGGCCTGGCTCGAGGATGCACCGAAGCAGACGCTCGCCACCCTCGACACCGGGGCCCCGCCACCGCCCTCGAGGTACTGATGGCGTGGATCCGGGTGGAGACGAGCCTACCCACGCACCGGAAAACACGCCGCCTAGCCCAGCTCCTGGGCATCTCGAGACGCGAAGCCTCGGGGTTGCTGCTCGAGCTCTTCTCGTGGGCCGGTCAAGGCGCTGTGCCGTACGATGGAGCCCTGTCCGCCGGACAGTCCGACGGACCGTCCACTGGACTGTCCGAGGAAATGTCCGAGGCGGTCGGCTGGAAAGGCGAGAGTGAGCAGTTGCTCACAGCCCTCGTCGACTCCGGCTACGTCGATCTCGAGGACGGCATCTACCGCGTCCACGATTGGTACGATTGGAACGGCAAGTTCGCTGAACGCAGGGAGTTAGACGCCAGGCGCAAACGGCGGACCCGTGGGCGTCCGGCGGACCGTCCAGTGGACAGTCCCGCGGACCGTCCGAGGGTATACGGAGACGGACACGGAGACGGAAACAAGACAGACAGAAGCAGCGCTGCGGCGCGTCCGTCGGACAGTCCGGTGGACGGGGTCATGGACCTCGGTGGCGACTTCGTGGACATCCAGCTCACCACGGAAGGCCACACCGCGCTCAGTGGCCTACTTCGAGCGTCCCAGCACCCGGGAGCGCTGGGAGCCGAGGTCCGAGCCATCCAACAGGGGATGCGTCCAGGACTTGCACCCAGCACGGCGGCCCTCAGCCTCGCCCTCGTGGACATGGCAGCGCAGGGCTGCGCCAAAGGCGGGGCGCCCATGAGGGCGTTCGTGAAGCGCGCGATCGCCGAGCTAGAGAGCAGCAAGGGCGACCCCGCCGATCCCTTCCAGCAGGCCAAAGCCAAGCTCTCAGACCAGGAGGCACCCGATGCGGCTCGCGCGTAGTGACATCGCCGACGGGCTCACGCGGCTCCGGAGCGTGTTCAAACCGCCCGAGGTGGACCACACCGTCACGCTCGAGGTATGGCATAAAGCGTTGCAGTACCTGGAGTTAGACGCGTTCAACCAGGCGATCGACAAGTACATCGCCGAGGATGGGATCCGATGGCCTAAACCCTCGCAGATCAGGCGGTTAGCGCTGGAAATCGTCGGCCCCAGGTCCGCGGAGGGGTTGACCGGCGAGTGGCACGCCTGGTGTCACAGCTCCGACCTGGGCGACGGCGTGCCCTGTCCTGTGTGTGGGGCCGTGCTCGAGACCATGCCGGGTAGCCAGCGGATGGGTGTGATTCACGACCACGACGAGCACATGCGGAAAAATGTGCCGTATGAGGGCCCGCGGATGGTACAGCGCAGCGCAGCTCCGGAGGAGCCGCCTCCGGATCCCACGCAGGCAGACCTGGGGGTGTGACCGATGATGGACGACATGAAGCTCGTTGACGCCGCCCGGGAGCTGCGACTTTCGTACAACCAGGTGCATCGCCTCGTGTTGATCGGCGACCTCGAGTCCGAGCAGGACGAGACCGGCCACTGGTTTGTGTCGAAGAGGTCCGTCGCCCGCGTGGCGGCGTCGTTGGCGAAAGACCGTGCCCGGCGCTAAGTTTGTGACGTCGCGATACTTCCTCCAGGGAGCTCGCGTGCAGAGGGTTGGCTGGGTGCCTGTGAAGCGGACTGGACATCCGTGGAGGCGCCCGCCACTTCTGCGTCCACGCTCGCCGGACTGGCCGATGTTCGCCCCGTCCGCCCGAGCCCAGCGAAAGGTGCCATGTGCCCGAGTGTTGGCAGCTCGCAGTAGCGGCAGGACTCGTCGCCGCGATCGTGGGCTTCATGCTCCGGGACATCGTAGATCCCCCCGATGAAGACCCCTAAAGAACACCTCGTCGAGACCGTCTCGGACATGCTGCTCGCGGGTCGCCTCAACGTGATGAGCAACCGGGGCTGGGACGTGTTGTCGGTGTCGGTTCACCCGCACACGCCAAAGCCCGGCAGGCCCTACTACGACGGGACCGTTGGGTTCATTGTCGTGTTGAGCAGGTCGATCGGGTTCACCTGGTCGAACGCGGACGGCGCGTGATGCGATTCGCCAAGCACGCGACCTGGTTTACGATGACGGACGCGGTCCGCAGGCGTGCCCATCCTCGTTGGCGCGGCCGCCTCCTGTTCTGGGTCGTGCTGGCCCTGCTCGTCTGGACGATCGCGTGCACGGATGCGATCGAGCCCGAGCTCCCGTGCGTCACGTCCCCCATCGTCTGGCGTAACGCGGACGTGGTGATCGTTGACTCGATCCTGGTCTGTGCGTGAGCTGGCGACCGCAGTGGGAGAAGTTCTGCCACGAGTACCTGGTGGACTTCAACGCCACCGCGGCTGCCATCCGATCGGGGTACTCGGAGAAATCGGCAGGAGACCTCGGACCACGGCTCTCGAAGAGGCCGGAGATCCAGGCGCGGCTCGCCGAGCTCATGGACGAGCGCCTCAATGCGCGGAAGGTCACGGCCGAGCGTGTCATCACCGAGCTGGCAGCGGTCGGGTTCACGAACCTGAACGACGTGATGTTCTGGGACACCGACGGCAACGGTCACATCGTCGCCAGTGCAGACCTCTCAGCCGAGAGTGCTCCGGCGATCAAGAGCATGAAGGTCACGCAGACGTACACACCGCGCAAAGACCTCGACCCGATCATCACCACGCGAACCGAGATCGTGATGCACGATAAGGTGCGTGCCCTCGAGCGCCTGGGTGAGTACCGCCGTGCGTTCGGTCGCGAGGACCGTGGATGGAGAGGCCCGCCGGAAGGTGTCGAGGACGGGCGCACGTATCGGTTCGAGGGAGTCGCTCTGCTCGCGAAGGATCCACTACCGCCGGACAACGTCGATGCACAACCGGCACCACTACCAGAGGTGAAGAAACCGAAATGACGATCACCCGCCACAACCTCAGTACCCGCGCGCGCAGGCTCGTGCGTCTGGGTATCAACCGGCTCATGGACGAGTATGACAAGATCGCGAAGAGCGCCGACGAAAAGCTCGACGACCAGGGGCTACGGAGCGCCGCCAAGAGCACGTCGCGCTACCTGATGTCGTTACGGCTCGAGTTCGCAGAGCCAGGTGACTCGGACGAGACGCTCGGCAAACAACGGGAGATGTTCGCCGAGGACAACCCGTTCCAGTCAGACCTCGAGGCCGAGCTGGCGTTGGGCGTCGTGGACGACGTCAAGTATCTTTGCCCGAAGTGCGATGGATACGTCATGGCGCCGCCCGGTGAGCGACCGGGGTGCGCGAAGTGTGAGACCACCATGATCGAGGAGGAAACCGATGGACCCGAACGAACGGGAGGAGCAGACGATCAGGCCGGAGGACGTGACGAGGATAACGCCGGAGATGCTGGACCCGACTCCGAGCCCGACGACCCCGGACCCGCAGACCCCGAGCCTGGACCCGCTGATGGAGACGGCGATGGGGAGCCCCTCGAGTGAGGGGCCGGACAACGCAGACCCTGAAACACCGGACGCTGTCGGTCCGGAAGCGGCGAAAGCGGAGGCACGGGCGAAGGCGATCGCTGATAAAGCGGCGCGCACGGCTGCATCCGAAGCCGAAGCCGCGAAAGACGCGTAGGTAGCACCGGCCCCGCACTGTGGGAGCGACATAGGCACGCCAGTGTACGCAGTCGCTGTGCGTGACCCCGCGAGAGCGCTTTCAAGGGCCGCTCCGCGGGAGGTGGGCAGCGAAACCCACCGGGGCCCTATGCCAGCAAAATATTGGTTTGCAATCGCGAACGAACCGGACGGGGACAGGGTCCTTGTGGGATCCGCGGGAGAGCGCGTCACGATCCGGGTGCTGCCCTACGCGCACTCCCTGCCGGACGACGACGTCGCCGTCGAGATACTCGAGGCACTCAACGCGCTACCGAAGTACGCGGTCGAGTGATCGAGGTCGAGGTCCCGGGCCTCGACAACCCGTACTGTCTGCACGGCGGGACTCACGTCTTCTGTCCCTACAGTCCCGAGCAGCACGCTTTCAGCAGCAGCCCGGCGTTCGAGGTTTTCTTCGGTGGCTCCGCAGGTCCGGGCAAGACCATCGTTCTGGCACACGAGGGGCTGCGCTACGTCGATCACCGCAGCTACCGAGCGATCTTCTTCCGCCGCACGTTCGACGAGCTGAAACAGGTTATTGAGCTCACACACGAGACCTTCCCCTACTACGACGGCCGTTACAACGAGACGCAGCACACCTGGGCGTTCCCCGTACGCGGGCCCGCGATCGCACACAACATCCTCCGAGGCAAGCGAGAGGGCGCCAGGTTTCACTTCGCCTACTGCGCTCGAGACAGCGACAAGTACCGCCACCAGGGGCAGGCTTACCAGTTCATCGCGTGGGACGAGATCACCCAATACCCGAACGACTCCGTCTACACGTACCTGTTCTTCCGCTGCCGCCCGCTCGACCTGCGTGACAACATCCCGTGCTACGTGCGCTCCGGCGCCAACCCCGGGGGACCTGGGCACGCGTGGGTGAAGCAGCGCTTCATCGAAGGCAAAGAGTCGAACATACGGTATCGCATCGTGGTCGAGGATCCCGTCACGGGGAAGAAGCTCTCGTACCTGCGCGAGTGGGTGAAGGCGACGCTCGACTCGAACGACATCTACATGGAGAAAACGAACTACGAGGTGCAGCTCCTTGCGTATCCGGATCCCGAGCTGCGTCGTGCGATGCGGCACGGTGACTGGGACATCGCTGCGGGTCTCATGTTCGCCGAGCTGCGCGACGGAGTGCACCGGATCCCCGCACGCGAGCCGCTCGAGTGGACACAGAAGGACGTCACGATCGACTGGGGATACGAGCACTACGCCGCCGCGGGCTGGTTCGAGACCACGTCAGGCATCGCCGATGCGGTCCCGCACTCGATCCAGTACCGGGAGCTGGTGATGAACCACACGCCGCCGCCCCTGTTCGCGCAGACGCTGTGTGACGTGACGCCCCAGAAAGAGACGATCAAACGCGTGCTCATGGACTCCGCGGCCTGGGCGACACCACAGGACGGCGGCCCCTCGCCTGCCGAGCAGATGTTGCCGTACTTCAAGAAACGCGGCTGGAACGTGGCTCCCACCGTGAAGGGTGCGGGCTCCCGTGCGCGCGGGTGGCACCTGCTGCACACCTACTACTACCCGAAGCGTCGAGGCGGCCCGCTGCTGCGTCACATGGACAACTGCCCCGTCACCTGGCGCCAGATGACGTCGCTCGCTCGAGGGGAAGAGCCGCACGACATCGAGGACCTCGAGCCACGGCAACAGGACGACGCCGCCGATATGGTGCGATACTTCGTCCAGGGGCGACCACAGCCAGCGCCGCCCACACCCGACGAGATCCTGGCCACGGACGAGGACCTCGACAAAATGATCGACCCGGCGAGCTACGAGGCCGCGAAGATCGAGGAGCTGCGGCGCCTTGGCTTCCCCGCAGTACGCGTCGGCGTCACGCCGAAGAAACCGTCAACGTCCAAACCTTGGAGTCCCGCATGATCGCACCCTTCACATGCAACCGCTGCAAGCAGGCCATGCTGTCCACGGAGAGTGGGCCCGAGGTGTGCTGGTACTGCTTGGCCGATCTCTGCTACGCCTGTTGGAACGAAATCGGACACTGTGGACACGCCGAAGCGGAAGCTGAGAACGAACGCTGCCGCCAGCGGCAGACGGACCCAACGGAGAGTGTGCTCTCGAAAACCCAGGAGGCGCAGTGATCTACCTCGAGTTCTTAATCGGCCTGCTGCTCGGCTACGTCATCGGATGGCACCGTGGAGCACTCGGGATGCCGTTCGGTGCACGGCGCTGGATGGGCCGCCGCAAGACAGAGCCCAAGTCCGTGGATCCGCGCAAAGAGGCCCCGAATATCCCCAAAGGCACCGACGCGATCGACTCGTACGTGGAAGACAAGCGCCCGAAGATCGAGAGCGACCTCACGCACCAGTACCCGGACCTCACGAGAGAGCAGGTCGGCATCGCCGCGAGCGAGATCATGGAACGAGGCAAGCAGTTCCTGGCCAAGCTGTGAAGTACCAGGCGAGTGAACGGGCGTGGGTTGTGCGGCTGCTCGCGCGGCTGACGCTCGCCCAGCGCCGCCGCTACGAGGCTGAAATGGCCAAGCAGCCGGGGCACCCCAGCACCGGCAAGAAGTACGATGGGCTCAAGGCAGAGGTGGCCGAGCGCATCATGTACGAGGACCGGCTCGCCGACACGGGGAACGCCAACAAGACGTAACTGTTGGCGCAGCCTTGCTTTCGGGGCCCAGTGCGTGCATCCTGCCTGTATCTGATCCCCTACTGCACGCGAGGCCGGGCGACATGAACGAGTACACCTTCCGCAGCGATCCGGCGACGGATCCGGCGAGCACCGACGCCTACGCAGATATTCCCATCACCGCGGTACACCCCACAGAACGGCAGACCCAGCTCCGTGCCGTCACAACCGGGCCCATTAGCGCCAACATCAAGAACACGGGGGCCAACAGTATCGACGTGCGTGTGCTGGGCAGCAATGACCCGAATGCCGCTGTCGGTGACTGGGCTGTCGTGTTGGCCGAGGCCGCCATCGCTGCCGCTGCGTCGCTCCATTACGAGGAGGCGATCGCGTACTACGCGTTCTATCGCTTCCAACAGAAGGCGACAGTGGGCGCCAGTCAGGGCGCCGCGCATGTGTTCGGTCGCCACGGCCGCGTCTAGGTGCCGCCCGACGATCGCAACCGAGAGCAACGTCCCACCCGGATGCCCGGATGGTGGGAAGAGTCCCCCGCGCTCGAGCAAGGAGGCGGGGGCAAGATCGAGCCCGCATCCGAAGACGACCTCGTCCGCTACCTCAACGAGACTGTCTGGGGCGACTGGAACGGCGCGTACCGGGGTTGGCAGCGGCAGGTCGAGGAGAACGTCCGGATGGTGGTCGGGCGGCAGTACGACGCGTTCATCGAGACGATCGGTGACTTCGTCGATCTCACCAGCTACTTCCTGACCGCCGACGATCGCTGGCGCGCGTTCCCCGTTTTCAACTGGCTGGCCCACTACTACAAGCTCACGCTCTCCAAACTCACCGAGAACGTCCCGTCGATGGGGTTCGGCCCGGCCTCGGCGGACTACCGCGACGCGGTGCTCGCGCAGGTCATGGAGCCCATCTGGAAGTACCAGTGGCGCCAGATGGAGATGCCCGAGCAGATGTTCAACCTGTACGGTTGGGTGCTGCTCAGTGCTCGAGCGATCACGAAGATCCGCTGGGATCCGGACCGTGGGGTCATGGAGGAGTGGAGGGGCCCGGCCGACTTCGACATGCTCGAGGACAACTCGGTCACGCGCCGCACCCTATCCGACGCACCGTACGTGCGCGGCCCCAACGGCGAGCTCGAGCTCGGCCTCGAGCGTGACGACCAGGGGTTCGGCATCCCCGGCGAGGACGGTCAACCACAACTTTCCGAACCGATGCGGTCCCGTATTGGCGACATGGCGTTCGACATCGTCGTCCCCACGTCCGTGCGCACGCATCACGGCCCGGAGCCGTTCCACCGCAAGTTCTGGTACACCCACGAATACTGGCTGCCGATCGAAGAGATTGAGCGCCGATTCGGAGTGAAGGACCTCGAGCCCGAGGAGCTGGGCGAAGCGGACGACCTGTCGCTCAAGCTGGCGTACGGGTCGAACTACGGGATGCCGACACACTTCGGTGCACTGAGCGCACTCAGCATGGTGGACCCGATCTCGATCAAGGGCATGGCGAAGGTGCGCGAGCATTGGCGTCGTGACTTGCCGGGAGACGAGGCCCTCGAGCGAGGACGTCTGCTGATCGGCACGAAGGACAGGATCTTGTACGACGACATCAACCCGTACTACGTCGAGGGGCAGACGACGACGGGCGTCATGCCCTTCGATGCGTTCGACGCAGTGCCGTTCCCTGCGCGGAACGAGGGGATGGGCGACATCGAGTTGATCGCACCGCTGCAACGTGCGTTGAACCGACGCATGGGTGGGTCGATGGACGCAGTGGACTACTTCGAGCAGCCGACGGAGTTCTACAACGAGAACATCCTGTCCGACGAAGCAGCCGAGCAGATCGGTCGGCCAGGTGCGCGCATCCCCGCGAACATGATCCCTGCGCTGGGCGCCCCGGTGTTCCGGCTGCCCGCAGGGGATCTACCTCGCGGGTCGATCGAGATGGCCGAGCTGCTTCAGAATTGGATGCAGCTCCTCGGCTCGCAGCCGTTCG